GCCGCGCTCCAGCTCGTCGCCGAGGGCGTCGAACTTGCCCTGGGTTTCCTTGTCCCAGACCTTGTCGCCTTGCGAGGCCAGCAGGCCGTTCATGTCGCGCGAGATGGCGGCAAGGCGCTCCCGCAGTGCTTGGATGCTCATAGGTGTTCTCCTGTAGTTGAGCTAGAAACAGTCAGAGGATTCTGACGGGTCGCGTGCGAGAGCCGCACTCAGACACTGAACTCCAGCAGCGCTGCGCGAGCCACGTTGCGGTTGCGCTGCTGGGCGATGAGTTGTTCCACGGTCGGGCCTTCGTCCTTCGGTTGAGTGATTTTCGGCGCGTTCTTGTATGCCGACAAGTTCCACTTCGCGCGGTCGGCGATGCCGGCCTGGTTGCTCGGCAGGATGGCGTCCAGGAACTTGTTGTCCAGCGCCTCCTGGGTGTCGAACCAGGTTTCAGCGTCCATCCACGCTGCGATCTGTTCGGCGCTGGCGCCGGTCTTGCGGGCGTAGTCGGCGGCAATCGTGCCGTCCACCTTGTCCAGCAGCTGGGCTGTGGTCGTCAGATCGTGCTTGTTGCCAAACGTCCAAGTCCACGAGTTGTGGACCATGAACAGCGAGCCCTCGGTGGCCTGCACCTTCGAGCCGGACAGCGCGAAGTAGGTGGCGGCCGAAGCGGCCAGGCCGTCCACGGTGATGACGACGGGGCCGGCTTGCCGAGCGATCAGCGCCGACATGGCGCGCGCCTCGAAGACATCGCCGCCCGGCGAGTTCAGGAAGATGTTCACCGGGGTGTCGTCGTTGGGCAGGGCCGCAACGAGGTCGGCAGCGTTCAGGCCGAAGTCCGCATCAAAGATGCCGTACATGTGAATGTTGATCGCATCCTTGGCCTCGGTCGCCTTGGCCGAGAAATGTTTGGGCAAGTGCTTGTTCTGGGCGGCGAGCAGCAAGAGGTTCTTCATGTTCATTCCTTCGGTTCGTTCGGGTCTGCAGGGTCAGTCGGGTCGGCCGGCTCCTTCGGGTCGACCGGCTTGGCCGGCTCTGCAGCCTTCCCGGCACCCGCGAGTTTCGCACCTTCTCCATTCGGCAGGGGCGGCAAATTGAAACGTCGCCGCACCTCGTCGGGCGTCATCCAGCCTTGTGCGCCCGGCCCGCCCAGCGCGGCCTTGAAGAAGTCGGCCTGCGCCTTCGAGTCGCCGGACAGAAGCTCTGTCAGGTCGAAGCGCAGGTAGTTCGGCGCGCGGGAATAGATTTTGCGGTTCAGCTCCTCGCTCCAGCGCTTCAGCTCGGGCTTGATGCGGAAGCGGACGAAGCCGAGGGTGATCTGTTCGATGCCGGCGCCCCAGGCGCTGACCTTCTCCGAGCGGCCGATGAGGATGGGCGGAACGCCCGCCGCCTCGCAAATCTCGTCCTTCTCAAAGGCCCGGGTCTGAAGCAGCTGCGCGTCCTCGGGCGTCAGCGAAAGCTCGCGAGCGTCGGCGCCCTCAGGCAACACCAGCGGGAACTTGCGCCCGTCCTGCCCGCCGTAGATTTTGTTGAATGACTCGCGGACAACATCGGCCTGCGCCTGCTCCATCTTCTTCGGATACTTCAGCAGAATCTGCGGCATGGCGCCTTCTTTGAAGGTGCGCCCGGCGTAGTCGTTCGCCGCGAGAGCGTTGCCCAGCGCGGACTTCGCGGCCCACTGGATCAGGCTGTAGGACTTCAGCCCGTCGAAGCCGAAGCCCGGGAAGTGCAGAATGTCGTCGGCGGGAAAGGTCTTGAACCCGGCCGGCAGCTGAATGTCGTAGACCACCTCGCCGCGCGAGCCGTTCGCGTAGCGGGCGGACACCATGTCCGGGTGGAGCGGCATGAAGCCCTTGATGGCGCCAATCGACTCGTTCGGCACGCGCCCCTCGCCCCGCCGGTCACGGATGATGAGGGCGTGCGAGTCGCCGCGAAGGGCGATGCAGAGGATGATCCATTCCTTCCAGCTCGCCGCCGTCCAGCCCGGGTAGGGCGACTCGTTGAGGAGCCACCAGAGGTTGTTCACCGGCAGCTTCTCGTCGTAGCCGTTCTTGCCCTTCCGGTAGAGGTCCACCGGCAGCTGCGTGATCGAGCCCGAGATGACCTGGAGGCAGGCGACCAGCGCGCTCACCTGCATCGCCGTCGTGTCGGTGACCGCCTTCCCCGAGGAGGTGGCCACGCCGTTCCCCTTCAGGATCATTCTCCACAGATCACTCGCCGTCATCGATGCGCCTGCGGCGAACACCTTCAGGGCGGCGCTGAATCGTTCGCGCAATTTCATGTTCATCACTCCAGTGTCTGCACGACTTCGCCGTGCGCGTCAGATTCTTGTTCGGGCTTCGCAACCATCCCGAAGGCGGTGGCCATCGCCACCAGACCGTCGATGCGGCCGGTGGCCTTGGCCTTCGTGAACTTCCGATTCTCGGCCGCGTCGCGCTCGACCACCGCATTGGCTGCGCACATCCGCAGGACGGGGTTGCCTCCATGGAACACGATGCGGTTGAGCAGCTTCTCCTCCAGGAAGTCGAGCGCGGGCGACATGTCCTTGAAGCCCTGACCAAAAGGCTCCAGTGGCAATTCTGCCTCGATTCGCTCAAACGCCTTCTTCAGAACGTCCATGCGCCAGCGGTCGAAGCCGATGCCGCGCAAGTCCATATCCTTGACGATGTTGGCGATGTCCTTCGCCACGTAGTCATAGTTGATGGACACGCCTGGGACGGCGCCGATGTAGCCCTTCTTGACCCAGACATCGTAGGGCGTCCGGTCGCGCTTCGCCCGCTCGACCAGCGTGCCCTCGGGCGTCCAGAACCAGCAGCGAACGTGCCACAGCAGACCGTCGAAACAGATGAGGACGAGGGCGGTCAAGTCGGTGCGCGCCGACAGGTCGAGCCCGCCATAGACCGGGTGGAGCGTGAACACGTCCTTGCCCAAGTCCTTGACTTCGACCGGGGCCTGCCCCGCCGCCGTATTCCCGGCCTCCCAGACGGCTCGCGACACGAAGGGCGCCGTGGCCGACACCCGCTGGTTCAGGTTCAGGTTGCGGAAGGCCGATTCAAACGAGGGCATGCGGATGGCCTTCGTGGCCAGCGCCTCCATGTCGCTCGTCGAGCGGAACTTGCCGATGGCGGGGTTGGCCATGAGCCAGCCCTCGCGGTTGTCGAGGTCGTAGTCAATCGGCGCCTCGTAGACGTGCGAGACAATCTTGGGGTCTTTCGAGTCCTTCGCGTCGTCGAGCCAGAGGCTGAACATGTCGGCGTCGTTCGGCGCCTGGGTCGAGATTGCGAACAGCATCGGCGCGTCGTGCGCGCCCTGGGCCGTCTCGATGGCCTCCACGAACTCGTCGGTGGGGCCTCGAACCTGCCCCACTTCGTCGAGGATCGCGAGGATGGGCGACAGGCCGTGCGCCGTCTTGCCCTCGGCCGAGATGGCGCGGTACTCGACGTTGCGGGCGACGCCCATGATGGTCTTGCTGGACGGGATGATGCGGACGAGGGGCCGCAGCGTGTCGCTGAGGGCGATCATCTTGGCCATCAGCTTGAACACCAGCGCAGCCTGATCGCGGGAGCGGGCGCCAGAGATGATCTGCGAGTTCAGCGCCGCCTCGGGGCCGACGATGTGGGCGAGGCAGATGCCGGCAATGAGCGCCGTCTTGCCGTTCTTCCGCGCGATGGACAGATAGGCGCGACTGGTTCCGGCCGGGTTGTCGTAGACATCCAGAATGAACTTCTTCTGGAACGGCTCCAACACGATGCGCTTGCCAACGTCCTTGCCCTCAGGCACCAGACAGAACGTCTCGATGAAGGCGATGACCTTCTCGCCGCGCGTCATCTTCTCGATGGGCTTGGGCTTCGGCCGCCGCGAGGAGGTCGCGCGGGGCCGACGATTCGGGGCTGCGCTCATGTCGCCAGAAGTCCTTCGCCGGCCACCTGTTCGCGGGCCTTCTTTGCGCCCTTGTAGGCCGCGTCGCGCTTGCCCTGAACCCTCCCCTCATCCGAGGTCGCCGCGAGCCCGAGCGAGCGCATGAGCGCCAGCTGGCGACGGGTCGCCGCCTCGATGATGTTCACGAGGGGATTGGCCTTGTCCTGGCCGAAGCGGTCAACGGTCGTCGGACCTTCGTTGTCGAGCTTGTCCTGCCAGTCGGCGATGTCTGCCTGCGCTCGGGCCAGCTGCGCCGCGACGACGAGGTGCGCTTGCGTCCAGTCGCCTCGCGCTCGGCCGCCAACGATGATTTCCCAATAGGGCTCGTCCTGCGGGCGCAGCGTGACGTGTTCGGGCGGGCGCAGCGGCCCCTTCGCAGCGTCAATGAAGGCGTCGATATATCCCGCAGCAGCAGTAATCGGGGCGCGTTTCTGGCCGGCCATATTCAGCCTTTGCGTTGAAAGAAGGGTTCCCGGCCGGTTTCCGCTTGGGGGGCTTTAGCCTTTTCCACTCCCCCTCCCCGCGTCGCCGGGCTCGGTGTTCCAATGATGGTTGGGATCGAGTGGCTCACCATCGAGCGCCGCGCCCGCACGGCGTCGGTGTCCGAGGTCGTCGGCGGTCTTGAGGTCATGACACTCGTCGCAGAGGGATTGGAAGTTGCTTTCATCATCGGCCCCATCATTGGTGAGGGCGACAACGTGATCCACCACGGTTGCCGCGCGCACTCGGTTCAACTCCTCGCAGCGAGCACAAAGGGGATGATCTGAGAGCCAGGCCGCGCGCCGGGCCACCGCTCGTCGTCCTCGAAGTCGTTGCTGAGTCACGCCGCGATTGTCTCCCGGGAGGAGCCGCGCGCCGTCGCCGCAGGATTGGCCTGCCCTTTTGCCGACCCCGCCCCGTATGAAATCAAACCTCGTGAACCCGAGATTCCTGAGAGGCCTAAGTTCTCTATCCTTCGATCTACCGAATAAGATAACGAAACTTGTTTCCAACGTTAACCCTGATAAGAGGACTCTTATCCCACTCCGTAGACTGAACGATACGTAACTCGGGTTTCTCGGGAATCTCGGGTTCAAAGCAAGGGTAAACCCTCGGAAGCAAGGGCAAACCCGCGCCAGGGCATCGCGCGGCGACGAAACTGCAGGAACCAAGGGTAAACCCTCGCCTATCGTCGCGCGGCGGAAGCGCGCCGCAGGTCGGCCAGCCACCCAAGGGCGGACGCCTCAGGTGGCGCTCGAAGATGCCGCGCTTCCATCCGTCGATCACGATGGCGGCGACCTTCTTGTCATCAGCCTTCATTCTCGGTTCCTTTCTGGTTGGCGATTTCTTGCCCGCGCTGTTCGATGAGCTTGAGGCAGCGCGCGGGCTCGTGCATCAGCTCCTGTTTCACGAAGGCCATGCGCGAGCGGAACACGCGCCCCTCGCCTCGGAACGCCCAGCGCGGCGCGGTCGGGCAGTTCACCAGCACGTAGCCGCTGCGCTGCATCCGGTGGCCGATCTTGCGCGGCGACTTCAGCGTGCCCCGCATCTCCTCGGCGTAGTCAAACTGCTCGTTTGCCATCTCGGCGCCGAACAGCACATCGGGGCTTCCGAGCGCTTCGAGGGCGCGGGCCACAGCGTCGTCGGGCTCGCCCCACGTATTCGCGACGGCGGCCCATCCTGTGGTTTTCTCGACCTGCGCCTTGGGGTTGAACTCGCTGAGGTCGCGGGCGCGGAGCCACGCCGCCACATGCCCGGCCCCTCCCGCCTCGAACCACTGGAACAGGTCGGCGAAGTAGTGGGGGAAGCCCTCGGCCTCGTGCCACTTCTGCGGAAGGGTCGAGTGCATGATGAACATGCGCCGATCCTCGGGCGGGATGTACATCGACAGGTAGTCATTCGTCGTGATGAACACGCGCAGGACGTTGATGATGTAGCGGAGCTTCGCGAACTTGTCGTTGAGCGGGAGAACGTCGGGCGGCGCGACGATCATCGGCTTGAGGATGTTGTACATGCTCGACGCGTGGAACTCCTCTTTGGTCGGGCGCACCTCGTCCACCACCAGCATCACCGTCTCCAGCCACGGCTTGAACTGGCTGAACAGGTCGTCGGGGTCGATGCCCTTCGTGTTCCACATGCCGATGGCCATCTTCACCGGGTGCAGCGCCGCGTCCTTGCCGATGCCCTGGGTGCCCGAGAGCACGATGGCCGCGTTGCACTTCTCCTCGGGCCGCTGGATCATGTGCGCGCAGTAGTCGAAGAAGTAGTTGTGCTCGCGCTCGCTCGGGAACAGCTTCTTGACGTGGCGAATCCATGGCCCCGCCTTCTCGGGGTCGCCCGCCGAGTGCTGCGGCGGCGGGGTGTACTTGTTGTACATGCGAATCCCCTTCATCGGCTTGTAGCCCGCCTCGTCAATGAACCAGTCCTTGACGATCTGCGGCTTGCCCGGCCACCACGTCGAGCCCTCGACGAAGCGCCCATTCTCGATTCGGCCGATGTCCTCGGACGGCCGCACCATCCGCTCGCGAGGCTGGCCGCCGCGCGGGCCTGGGGCGCCGACTTCGACCCGCCACCGCTCGCGCGGGATCGAGTTGTCCACGCCGAGTTGGCCGCGCATCGCCCCGAGCTTCAGATTCCAGAACTGTTCCTGCGATTGATCAAACACGTAGTCCTCATGCCGGTACATGACCTTCTGGTCATCCATCTGCTCGCGCAGCCGAGCCTCCAGCGCTTCCATCCGTTCTTCAACGGTGCTCATGTGTTCATCGTCCCTTCAAATGCGCCTGCGCCCGCGAGGTTGGCGTGGTTGAGTTCTTCTTCGCTGGTCTCGTTGATCCACTCGGTCAACTCGGCCCAGCCCTGGTCGGCGCAATGTCCGTGGTGGCAGCGGAAGGCGCCGTGGTAGTCGTTCTCGGGCGACGGCTCGCGGATCGCCGCCCCGGTGTCCACGCCGCGCGTGTGTTTGTCCTTCCAGGGGCAGCTCATCTCCGTCCACCCGCTCAGGTCGGGCTCGTCCCGCTTCAGCATGCGGCGCTCGGTGAGCCAGCGATGGACTTGCTTGAACGTCCGCAGCCGCTCAATCGCCTCCTCCTCGTGCAGCCTCTCCTGGCGCTCGACGCGGCCACGAAGCTCCAGATTCCACGCCGCCTTCAACTCGTCGAAGGAGAAGCGCCGCCCGTTCAACTCGCGCAGCTGCACGCGCCAGCCGTCGTAGGCGGGCTTCCCGTTCACGAACCCGGGGATGCGGCCGACGCGGGTGATGCCCGACATTCCCGGGTCGGCCCCCAGGAGGTTCTGGCGGATGAACGCCCTGATCATCGAGTCGAAGCGCGGGCCGTCCTCCTCGGGTTCGTCCAGGAAGTACCACCACTGGAAGTTGCCGGGTGACGTCTCGACGACGGCCGAAGGGCGCAGAATCTCCAACTTCGCGGGGTCAACCTTCGTCCCCACGTCATCGACCATCAGCGCCCGCCCCGCCGCGAACGTCTCGGTGCGACGGCGGAAGGAGTTGTCTGCGGCGCGGCCGAAGCTCGCCACCGTCGTGTAGGCGTTCGCCTTCGGGCTGAAGGGGAAGTCGGCCCCGGGCTGCCAGGGTCGCGGGCGCCAGGCGTTCGGGCCGACCGTCCCCGGGTCGCCGACGAAGCCGCAGAGGATCAGCCGCTGGTCCGAGGGCATCCCCTCGGCGAGCGCGGCCAGGAACTCGTCTTGCATCACTGTTCTCCTTTCTAGGCATGGGAAAGTTCCCTGATTCTCGGGCATCTCGGGTCGCGCAGAGTCGGCATGCTCAGAAAGTTGCAGAAAGTTGCAGAAAGTGCTCGACGAGAAGCAAAAATGCCGTCAGAATTCGTTCCGTCGTCAAGCAGAAAGGAAAACGAAATGAACGCCAAGCACTTCTCCACGCTCGAACTCAAGGCCCGCGAAATCCTGGCCCGCGCCGACACCGACATCGACTGGAGCCCGGCCCGCGTCACCATCAAGAGCGTCTTCACCGCCCTCTGGATCAACGCCCTCAGCGCCGAGCGGGTCGCGGAAGTCGGCGCCGCCCTCCTCGGCGTCAAGACCGACGCGGCCGAGGTGCAGCGGACGTTGACCAAGTTCGTTCGCGCCGGCATCCTGCGCAGCCGCGTCGATTGCCGCGAGCGCCTGTATGAAATCAACTTCACGGCTGACGCTTGATCCTCGTTCTGCCGCGCCGGGCGGCTTGAATCTCGGCGAAACTCACCCCTGTCTCAAGCACTTTTCGGAGCACTTTTATGAACGCTATCGCAGCCCTCCCGCCTTCCGTCTACGCGGCCGAGCCGTCGCCGAAGATGAGCGAGCGCTATGTCCACGTGAGCACCGCCCAGGTCATCGAGCTGATGAAGGGCGAGGGCTTCACCGTCGAAGGCGTCATGGGCGTCAAGCCCCGCGACCTCGCGAACGTCTACGGCAAGCACGTCATCGACTTCCGCCACCCCGACGTGCCCCGCATCGGCGACTCCGTGCCGCGCTTCCTGTTCGGGAACTCGCACGACGGCTCGACCCGCGCCTGGGCGATGGCGGGCGTGTTCCGCTTCGTCTGCTCGAACGGGATGGTGGTCGGCTCGACCTACGCGAAGGAGCGGGTGCGGCACGCCGGTCAGGCCGCTCACGACATCATCGAGCGGATGCGCCAGCTGGCGAAGAACACCGCCCCGCTGTTCCAGCAGATCGAGTCCTGGCAGCGCAAGGAACTCAGCGCGCCGCAGCGCCTGGAGTTCGCCCGGCTCGCGGCCACACTGCGCTTTGGCGACCCGCACCGCTTCGACCCGGCCGAGCTGCTGTTGCCGCGCCGCGAGGAGGACGACGCCGGCAACCTCTGGGCGGTGTTCAACCGCGTCCAGGAGGCGACGACGAAGGGCGGCATGGTCGGCCTGAGCGCGACCGGCCGGCAGGCGACCGCGCGCCCGCTGAACGAAGTCTCGGCCAACGTCCGCTTCAACGAGCAGCTGTGGCAGCTGGCCGAGGAGTTCGCCGGGCTGTGATCGAACCGCGCGGGGCCTTCGGGCCTCGCCTTCAGAAAGGAGAACGAGATGCAACACAAGAACGAGTTGATGGAGGCCGTCGAAGCGACGATGGGCGGCGCCAAAGGGCGCTTTCGCGTCACCAGCTCAACCGCAGGCTTCGGCGGCGAGGCGGGAGAGCTTGGCGAGATGCTGCGCGACTCCATCTGCTTCGTGATGCCAAAGGCCCCGCTGCCCGATGAGCCGGCCGACCCGAATGTGTGCGCCGAAGTCATTGTTCACTTGCTACCCTATGAGCGCGTCTGGGTCGAATTCCCGCTGCCTGACGGCGCCATTGCCGCCGCGCTGATTCGGGTGATCGAGCGCAAGGTGATTCGCGCCTGGAGCTTCGTGCGCGACCCGCAGCGCGTCTGGGTCATCATCAATCATGTTGCCGACGACGGCGAGAGCATCGGCACAACCCAAGCGGTGATGCTCGGGGCCGAGCTTTGCAAGTACATCGTTCAGCTGCCCGTCGTCCACCGCGAGGTTGACGCGCCGCTGCAGAAGGCCCGCGCCAAGCGCGGCAAGAAGCCTCTGTTCAGCTACTGGGAACTGGACTTGTCCGGCGTGCGTGAGGCGATTCGCTCGGAAGGCGGCGCGGCGACCGACATTCAGGTGCGCGCACACCTTCGCCGGGGCAACTGGGCTCGGGCCTATGAACGCACGGTGCGCGGGCAAGTTCAGCGCATCCCGCCCGCTTGGCGCCCGGCCGCCGTCGTCGGCAACAAGGCCCTCGGCATGATCCACAAGGACTACAAGATCACGCCGAGTGAAGGCCCGCCCTCCTCGGTCAAACCCTGAGTGAAGCAGAAAGTTGCAGAAAGTGCTCGACGGCTGCCGAAAATGCCGTCAGAATTCGTTCCGTGGTCAAGTGATCACGAACAAACCCAGAAAGGAAACTGAAATGAACGCCAAACAATTCGCCGCCGTCCGGGCCTTCGACATTGCCGCCGCCAAGACCGGCGAGCTGGTGGAGTTCTACAACGCGCACGCCGAGGCGCCCGTCAAGAAGTTCGCCGACCGCAAGACGGCCGAGCGCCGCGTCAGCGAACTCGTCGCCGCCATCGTCGCCGCCCGCGCCGAGAAGGTCGCGAAGGCCGGCAAGAAGGCCGAGGGCGTCGCCCGGGGCTCGAAGAAGGCCGAGCGCGAAGCCGAAGCCGCCCGCCGCCTCGCCGCCGCGAAGAAGGGCCACTGCCCGCAGTGCGGCTCGAAGTCCGACATCACCCAAGGCCGCATCGTCGAGCGCGGTGGCAAGCAACACGAAGTCGATATGCACGTGGCCACCTGCCACTCCTGCGGCCACGACTTCAACCACGAGACGGGCAAGCCCGCGAAGTGCTCGGGCAGCGGCGAGCGCTCCGAGGCGATCAGCAAGAGCTGGGCCGACCCCGACGTTCACGCCCGTCGCACCACCCGCCACAAGGTCAAGGTGAACGGCGTTGAGTACCCGTCGCTGTACCAGGCCTTCGTCGCCCTCGGCCTCCCGGTCAGCAAGCTCATCAAGTTCCGCCTCGAACTCAAGGCCAGCGGCAAGCAGAAGTTCGAGGGCAACGCCTTCGTCCTGATCGCGAAGGAGTAAGGCCCGGCCGTCCGCCGAAGCTCGGCGGCGGGGATGCCCCTGCCGCCCACGACAACCACACTAGGAGCCCATTGCATGTCCGCAACCATCATCCGTACCCAAGAAGCCGTCGCTGGCGCCCCCATGGCCGATCTGGTCGCCACCTATCAAGCGCTCACCGGCAAGGCGGTGAAGAAGTTCGAGAGCCGCACGGTGGCCGAGCGCCGCGTCATCGACGCCATCATGGCCTCGAAGGACGCCACCGGCCATCTCGGCGTCCCCCAGCACGCGACGCCCGGGGTGACGACGGTGGAGGAGCGGGTGGACCTCGCCGAGAAGAAGGGCAAGAACCCCGAGGAGCAGATGCCGAAGGCGGACGACCCCGCGCCCGAGGGCGTCGAGGTGGACGACTCGGTGAACCCGTTCCCGCCCGCAACCCTCGCCCACCAGCTCTGGGTCGCCTCGCGCGCCGCCACCAAGATCGAGCCGCGCCCGCGCGCCGTCGCCCCTCGCGACCCGGACGCGCCGAAGCGCTCGGCCGTCGTCGCCGTCCGCGCCACCTTCGCCGGTCGGACGAAGCCGCAGGCGGGCTCCATCCGCAACAATGTCCTCCTCTACGTCCAGGGTCGCCCCTCGAAGTGCGCGACCGTCGAGGAAATCGCCGCCCACATCGACGAGTCGCCGCGCGGCTACGTCCAGAAGCTGATCGAGACGGGCCACTTTGTCGCCATCACCGTCGAAGAAGCCGCCGCCGCCGCTTCGACCGAGGAGGCCGCAGCGTGAGCCAGCCCTCCATCATCGGCGCCGGGCTCGCCGGGCTCATCGCCGCTCACGCCTTCCCCCAGCTGCCGATCTACGAGGCCGCGCCCGGCCCGCGCGACGATCACAAGGCGCTGCTGCGCTTCCGCACCGACGCAGTGGCGAAGCTCACCGGCATCGAGTTCCGCAAGGTGCGCGTCCGCAAGGGCATCTGGTTCGATGGCGGCTTCTGCATGCCCGACATTCAGCTGGCGAACCTCTACAGCCTGAAGTGCCTGGATCGCCTCGTGTCGGAGCGTTCCATCTGGAACATCGAAGCTGCCGACCGCTTCGTGGCGCCCGAGACGTTCTATGAGCAGCTGGTGGAGTCCTGCGCGAGCCGCATCAGCTGGAACTTCAGCGAGATGCTGGGCGGGGCGACCGGCCCGCTGATCAGCACGGCGCCGCTGCCGGTGACGCTCAAGGCCCGCAGCTTCCTGCCGGGCATCGAGTTCGAGCGGGCGCCGATCACCGTGCTGCGGCTTCGCGTTCGGAAGGCCGATGTGTTCCAGACGATCTACTACCCGTCGCACGACACGCCGGTGTATCGCGCCTCGATGACCGGTGACGTCATGATCATCGAGGCCCGGGGCGACATCGAGCCGAGCGATGTGGCGATGGTCGGCGAGTCGTTCGGCATCGACCTCGGGCTGGCGGAAAGCCTCGGGGAGTCGGCCCAGCGCTACGGCAAGATTGCCCCGGTGGACGAGGCGAAGCGCAAGCACCTCATCTTCCAGCTCACGCAGTCGTTCGGCATCTTCTCGCTCGGACGCTTCGCCACGTGGCGAAACATTTTGCTGGATGACGTCGTTGACGACATCGCAGTGATCAAGCGCCTCCTGCGCGCTTCGGACTACGACCGCCAACGTGCGGCGTACTGAAAGGAGAACTGAGAATGTTGACACTTGGACTCAAGCTCACGCATGACGCGGCCATCGCGTGCATCGAGGACGGCGAACTGCTGTTCTGTCACGAAGTCGAGAAGATCGACAACGGCCCGCGCTACGCGAAGATGGACGACCCGGGCGTGGTCGCCCGCGTCCTCGCCGCCGAAGGCATCGCGCCGACCGACATCGACATCATCGCCGTGGACGGCTGGAAGGGCGGGCGCATCTTCCACCAGTCGGCGGGCGTCCTCCCCGTCGCACCGTACCACGAGTGGGACGGCCCCGATTGGCTGGCCCTAGGAGCGCGCCACAGCTGGTCTGGGGGCCTCCCCCTTCCCGGCTTCGGAAGTCCCGCCTACGAGTCGTATACACACGTTGCCGGCCACGTCTACGGCGCCTACGCCGCGTCGCCCTTCGCCGAGGCGGGCGAACCCGCCATGGTCATCACCTGGGACGGCGGCCAGCAGCCCCGCGTCCACTCGGTGCGACCGGACGGCGTCACCTTCGTCAGAACGCTCCATGAGCTGTACGGCGTCATCTACGGCATCATGGGCTATTACTTCGGCCCGTACAAGAATGAGCTGGTGTGGAAGCTCGACCCGCTCCAGGACGGCCCGCTGTTCGGCGGCTACGAGGCCCCGGGGAAGTTGATGGGCTACATCGGCCTCGGCCGTCCGAATGAGCAGCTGATGCTGGAGTTGGAGCGCGCCCACGGCCACATCGAGGTCGGGCTGGAGTTCCGCAGCGAGCGGCAGCGCCTCGCCTACAACCAGACCGGCGTGCCCGAGCACAAGCTGTGCCGCGCGGCGAAGGATCACGCCGACCGGCTCGGCCTGAGCGACGCGGACGCCCTCGCAAGCATCCACGCTTTCCTCGAAGGCCTGCTGGGGCGGCGGGCGACGAAGCTGCCGCGCGGCTCCAACCTCATCTTCACTGGCGGGTCGGCGCTCAACATCAAGTGGAACAGCGCTCTGCGCGACACCGGCCACTTCGCCGAGGTGTTCGTGCCGCCCTTCCCGAACGACTCGGGCAGCGCCATCGGCGTCGCCGTCGCGTCGCAGTCGTATCACTTCGGCCGCATCCGTCCGCTCGCGTGGTCGGTCTACTCGGGGCCGCGCCTCGGGTCGAAGCGCCTGACGGATGGCTGGGTTGCGGCGGCGATGGACGCGGACACGCTCGGCGAGTTCCTGGCCTTCGACCCGTCGCAAGTCGTCGTCGCGCTGCACGGCCGCGCCGAACTCGGCCCGCGCGCCCTCGGCCACCGCAGCTTGCTGGCCTCGGCGGCGAGCCCCGGCATGAAGGACTTCATGAACCTCCTGAAGCGCCGCGAGGACTTCCGGCCGGTCGCGCCGATCTGCCTGGAGGAGCACGCGCCCGAGTTCTTCCACCCGGGCACGCCTGACCCCTGGATGCTGTTCGATCACGTGATGGGCGAGGACGCGCAGCGCTCGCTGCCGGCCGTCCGCCACGTCGATGGCACAGCCCGCCTCCAGACGATCAACGCGCAGCAGTCGCCGACCGTCGCCGCGATCCTCAACGGCCATTACCAGTCGGGCGGCGCACCCGTCCTGTGCAACACCTCGGCGAACTTCAACGGCAAGGGCTTCTTCCCCGACGTTGCGAGCGCGCAGGAGTGGGTCATGGGGCAGGCGCCCGACGTTCGCCGCCGCCTGTCGGTTTGGGACGGCGACCGCGCCACGCTGCTTCGCTACGTCGCCTGACGGCGGGGCGAGAATCGAACCCTCGGCCGTCGCGTTGACGGTCGAGAAACCCAGAAAGGAAAACGAAGTGAAGGTCACTCTCATCAACTACACGCAGGATGCCGCCGTGCTCTTGCAGTTCACGAAGGCCACGCGCCTCAACCTCACGGCCGGGCTTCTCGACGAAATCCGCGCCCGCCCGCTCCCCGATCAGATGCGCGAGCTGGAGTACATGGCGAACACCATCCCCTCCTCGTGGGAGTTCGTTGACTATGTGTTCTGCATCGAGGGCGTCAGCCGCGCGTACACCCACCAGCAGGTGCGGACGCGAGCGGCGAGCTACGCCCAGCAGACCATGCGCGTGCTCGACATGGGCGAGTTCGATTACGTCTACACGGATCGCAACATCACCTCGCCCGAGGCCATGGCGATCATCGCCGACATCAAAGGCCGCATCCAGCACGCCTATCGTGAGCTGCTGCGCGTCGGCCAGCCGCCCGAGGACGCCCGGGGCATCCTGCCGACCAACATCGCCACCAACATCGTCTGCAAGTTCAACCTGCGCACCCTCGCCGAGTTGGCCCGCTCGCGGACGGGCGGGCGGACGCAGAGCGAGTACCAGCGCGTGATCAACGCCTGCATCGACGAGGTGCTGGAGGTCCACCCCTGGGCGCGCAAGTTCCTGTTCCCGAAGGGTCGCGACTTGTTCGCCGACATCGAGGCGTTCGCCGCCCGCGAGTACGGCGGCGACCTGCTCAAGAAGGGCGAGCTGCTGAAGATCGTGGACAAGATGCGCAAGGAGCTGCAATGAGCAAGACCCAAACTGAGACGCCGCGCGCTCGCTTCGGCGTGATGCCCGGCTCGGCCAGCGGCCATGGCTGCTGCTTCGTGGCCACCGTGGTGGATACTGGCCACCCGGACGCGCTGAAACTCAACGGCGCACCCGACGCCCCACCCGACTCGCTCGGCGCCAAGATCGTGTGCGAATGCTTCGAGGAGGCCGAGGCCCACAGCATCGCCGCCGCGCTGAACGCGATCCACGAGGCGCAGCAGCGCATCTGGGCGAACATGCCGCCCGAGGCCCGCGCCTTCATGGAGGAGCTGAAGGCGTTCGTCAGCAAGCCCAGCAACGAGGAGGGCAACGGCCATGTCCACTAAGGTTCAACAGGGCGACCGCTTCGTCATCTTCGACATCGACAACTGCCTGGCCGACGACGGCTGGCGCCTCCCGCTGATCAAGTGGGACGAGCCGGACATGGAGAAGCGCTACGACGACTACCACCGCGCCTCGCTCGCCGACCGCGCCGGCAACGTGGCGCACTTCGACCGCGAGATGCACATTGGGCTCATTCCCATCTTCCTGACCGCCCGCCCGGTCGCCTTCGCGGCCCAGACCGAGGCGTGGCTGCGCGAGAAGCTGGGCGTTGATCGCCACATCCTCCTCTGCCGCAACAACAACGACCATCGCGCCTCGGTCGAGGTCAAGCGGGAGATGCTGAGCTGGCTGTTCCAGTACGACGTTCGGCTGGACTGCGTTGTGCGCGCCTACGACGACCGCGCCGACATCTGCGCGATGTATCGTGAGTTCGGCATTGACGCGATCCAGATGCAGTGCCACGACGTTTGCGCCGTGACGCCGCCCCGGAAGGCGACGAAGGCGCCCGCGCAGGAAACCGACCGCGTGGTCATCCGCCTCGGCGAAGCCATCGCGACCCGCCGCGAGCGCTCGGCCGTCTACGGCGACGGGGCCTACATCTTCGGCGACGCGGCGGCGGCGCTGTTCCCCGATGGCCTCACCGTCAAGACGCCGCACGATTGGGTGCGCCTGAGCATCGTCGTTCAGCTCATCAGCAAGCTCGCCCGCTACACCTGCAACTTCGAGGAGGGCGGCCACGAGGACTCGGCGCACGACGGCATCGTGTACAACGCGATGTTGGCCGAGATGACGGTGGAGGCGAAGCGATGAGCCGCCGCCCCGACATCGCCGTGTTCGACACGGAGACGACCGGCCTGACGCTGCACCCGGACGCCGACCTGACGAAGCAGCCGCGCTGCATCGAGTTCGGCGGGGTGATCCTGAGCGGGGAGACGGGCGAGGTCAAGGCCGAGCGCAACTGGCTCATCGACCCGGGCGAGGAGTTCACCGAGGAGATCACCAAGATCACCGGCATCACGACCGATCAGGTGCGCGGCCAGCCGTCCTTCCAGCAGCGCCTGCCGGACATCATCGAGTTCTTCCTGATGGCGGGCGCGGTGATGGCGCACAACCTCCCCTTCGACAAGGCCATCATCCACGGCGAGTTCTTCCGCATCTTCCCGGGCGCCCCTCGGGATCAGTCGCCGATCTGGTGGCCGAAACGCGGGTTGTGCACGGTCGGCGTCTACAAGGAGTCCTGGGGCCGCAACCCGCGCCTGATCGAGTTGTACCCGGCCGTCCTCGGCAAGCCGCTCGAACAGACGCACCGCGCGCTCGATGACGTCAAGGCGCTGGTCGAAGTCATCCAGGCCGAACGCCTCTGGGAGCTGGTGTGATGGTGCGCCGCGTCCAGATCGCTCGCCATCTGTCGAAGCGGCGGAACAATCCTGCGGCGACGGCGCGCGGCTCCTGGTTCCCCCACCGTCGCGGCGGCGGCGGCTGCGAGCACTCGGCGCGGCGCGACTTCTACGTGGTGCTGCGCAACGGTGGAACGCTCGCCGATGCGCAGCAGATGCTCACGGCGGATCAGCCGGATGCGATGTTTCCGCTGCCGCCGCAACCCGAGACGAATGATGATGACATCCCCTTCTAGGCGCCCCGACCGCGCGGCCATCGAGAAGATGAAGGAGCAGGCGGTGGAGACTCTGGTCACGCTTCGCCCCTTCATCCCCGAGGCCCACGAGCCGCAGGAAGCGCTCGCGACCCTGGAAACCTTCATCGACATCGCCCTGCGCGTCATGGCGCAGACCAACACAAGCAAGATCATCGAAGTCATGCGCGTCGTCGAAATCAAAGCGCGCATGGACGGAAAGAAGGTGTTTGAATGACCATCCCCCAACTGCGCGTGCGCACCGAGTTCTCCTTCAAGGAGTGCTTCGGCCCCGTGCCCCGAATCGCCGAAGCGCTCGCGGCGATGAACTGCCCCGCCGCCGCCATCGTGGACGGCTCGACCTGGGGTCACGTTCGGTGGCTCAAGGCGCTAAGCAAAACCAGCGTTAAGCCGCTTTTCGGCACGGAGCTTACCGTTGCCCTTCCCGATGGGAGAAAGCCGAAGGCGTGGGCCATTGCACGCGATACGCGGGCCTTCTATCGGTTCTCGACCGCTGCCCGGCTCCCCGATGCCGATATCCCGGCCCTGATGCGCGAGGTTTCGGGCGTCGTCCGGTTCGCGGGCGCGGCGCTGACCGACCCGGACTGCTTCGACTACATCGACCTCAACCCCGCTTCGCCGCTCCAGCAGCGCGCCGCCCTTCGCCTCCACGCGGCGACCGGCAAGCCACTCGTCGTCACCTCGGACAACGCATACGCGACGCCCGCCGACTACCCCGCCTTCATGGCGATCATCGGCCGCGAGCGAGCGACGCCGCAGCATCTGTTGAGCGAGGACGAACTGCGCGCGGCGCTGACGTGCCTGACGCCCGCCCAATTCGACGCCGCCCTACGGAACGCCCACGACATCGCCGCGAGTTGCGCGAGCGAGTTGCCGCGCGCCCCGCTGATCAAGGTGGACGGCGACCTGCGCGCGCTGGCCGAGGAGGGGAAGGCCCGCCGCTTGGCGCTCGGCCACCTGGACTCCTGGCCCGAGCACTACGAGGCCCGGCTGCAGCGCGAGCTGGAGATGATCGCGCAGAAGGACTTCCAGAGCTACTTCCTGGTGGTGAGCGACCTCATCGCCTGGGCGAAGCAGCGGATGCTGGTCGGCCCGGGTCGCGGCTCCTCGGCGGGCTCGCTGCTCTGCTACCTCATCGGCATCACCGAGGTTGACCCGATTCCGCACGACCTCCTGTTTGAGCGCTTCATCGACGTCACCCGCAAAGACCTCCCCGACATCGACATCGACTTCAGCGACACGAAGCGTGAGCAGTGCTTCGACTACCTCGCCGAGAAGTACGGCCGCGCGAACGTGGCGCGCATCGGCAACATCAACACCTTCAAGCCCAAGTCGGTTCTGGCCGAAGTCTGCAAGCGCTTCGGCATCCCCGACTTCGAGCGCTTCAACCTGCTCAACGTCCTGATCGAATACAGCTCAGGCGACTCGCGGTACGGCAAGGGCCTGGAGGACACGCTGAACAACACGGATGTTGGCCGCGCCTTCATCGGCCGGCACCCGAAGGCGGCGGTGATGGGCGAAGTCGAGAACCACGCCAGCCACACGGGCGTCCACGCGGCGGGCGTCATCGTCTCGAACGTGCGGGTGGACGAGTTCTGCACCGTCGGCGCGAACGGAGTTGCGCACATCGACAAGCCCGACAGCGAAGCGCTGAACCTCCTCAAGATTGACGCCCTGGGCCTGCGAACGCTCGGCGTGATCGAGGACGCTGGCGTGGTTACGAACGACGAACTGTATGCGCTCAAGCTCGACGACCCCGAGGTGTTCCGCATCTTCAACGAGAAGCGCTACAGCGCCATCTTCCAGTTCGAGGGCCAAGCGCAGCGCCAGATCAGCCAGGAGGTTCATGTTGACTCCTTCCGCACCATCGACCACTTGACGGCGCTCGCCCGTCCAGGCCCGCTCGGCGGCGGCGCGACCTCGCACTACATCGACCGCAAAGCCGGCAAGGAGCCCATCACCTTCCGCCATCCGTCGATGGAGCCCTACCTGGGCAAGACCATGGGCGTGATCCTCTACCAAGAGCAGGTCATGCGCATCTCGTTTGAGATCGGCCGGTTCAGCTGGGAAGTCGTCGCGGAGATTCGCAAGTCAATGTCCGGCCGCAAGGGCAAGGAATACTTCGACCGTCGCGGCGCCGAGTTCGTCGCGGGCGCCAAGAGCATCGGCGTGCCCGAGGAGGACGCCCACATCATCTGGGGTGAAATCAACACCTTCGGCGCGTGGGGCATGAACGCCTCGCACACGACGGCGTATGCGGTGATCAGCTACTGGTGCGCGTGGATGAAGCGCTACCACCCGCTGGAGTACGCCGCAGCCTGCCTTCGGAACGCGAAGGACGACGACCACGCGCTGGAGGTGCTGCGGGAGATGGTCGGGGAAGGGATCGAGTACACGCCCTTCGACGTTGACCGCAGCGCCGCGAATTGGGCGGTGGTGGACGGGCGGCTGATCGGCGGGTTCATGAACCTCGAAGGCATCGGCCCGGCGAAGGCGGCGAAGGCCCTGGAGCAGCGCGCGGCGGGCACGCTCGACCGCGAGAAGTTCGCCGGCATGGAGGTGAAGTTTCAGAACCTCTACCCGCTCAAAACGAAGTACCACACCTGGTACGCAGACCCGGTGAGTCACGGGTGCCGCGAGGGCTCAGTCATCTCGATGGGCGACGCGCTGCCCGACAGCGGCAACGTGCTGTTCCTCGGCACCGTCGAGACGAAGAAGCCGCGCGACAAGAATGAGACGATTCTGGTGGCCCGCCGCAACGGCAAGCGCTTCACTCGCGGCGAGACGCGATTTGCGGACATCGTGGTGAAGGACGACTCTGGCGTGCCGATCATCTGTCGCATCGAGCCCGAGGATTGGGACGACATCGGCAAGTTCGCGGTGGAGCGCTTGACGCCCGGCCAGGACGTTGTGCTGATTCGCGGCCAGCGCGTGCCGGGCTACCAGATGATCAAGGTGCACCGCATCAAGTGCTTGACGAACGAGGAGGCGTTCAATGCGAAGGCCTGAGCAACGGCTGTGGGACAGAATGCGCACGAACCTGAAGGGCTCGGGCATCTGGCTGCAGCGCATGGAGAACGTCGTTGGCAACGGGCGCCCTGACGTTGACGCAGCGTACCTCGGCACCTTCACCGCCGTCGAGCTGAAGCAGGTTGAGGCGTTCCCCGTCCGAGCCGCGACGCGCGTGCTGGGCGACAAGGGACTCAACCAGGATCAGCTCAACTGGTGGGTGGAGTTCAACAAGCACGGCGGCCGAGGCATCATCCTGGTCGGGGTCGGGTCGCACGAGGTCTACGGCTTCGATGGCTCGCTGTCCGAGCAGGTCAACCAGCTCACCACGCAACAATTCCAACAAGCTGCGCGCCTCCTGAATTGGAACGAGGTGCGGGCTCACCTGAGAGGCTACAAGTGAAGACAACAGGCATGAAACACCAGATCGAAGCGCTGCGCCGCTCCAACGGGCGCGAGCACTTCGCCTTCCTGATGGAGCAGGGCACGGGCAAGACCTGGACGGTGCTGGCGGACGCCGAGCGGATGTACTCGGCCGGGCTCATCGACGCCCTGCTGGTCATCGCTCCGAAGGGCGTGCACACCAACTGGGTTCGCCGCGAGATTCCGACGCACCTGGACGTTCCCCACATCGCTCGGGCCTACCGCTCGGGCATGGGGAAGAAGGAGCGCGCGAAGCTCGACGACTTGATGCGGCCGCGCGAGGAGGGCGAGGTGCCGCCGCTCCGAATCCTTGCCATCAACATCGACGCGATCAATGTGCGCGAGGGCTTCGAGTTCGTGTGGAAGTTCCTGCGGGCGACGAAGGCGCTGATTGCGCTGGACGAGTCGAGCCGCATCAAGAACCCGGACGCCGCCCGCACCAAGCGCATCTTGCGCCTGCGGCCCCTCGCTGCGGCCGTCCGCATCATGTCCGGCACGCCCGTCACGAACGCGCCCATGGATGTGTTCTCGCAGTTCGAGTTCATGGAGGAGGGCTTGCTGGGCACGACGAGCTACCGCGCCTTCACCGCGCAGTACGCCGAGCTGATGGACAAGAACCATCCGATGATGGCCGAGCTAATCCGCCAGAACCCTCGCGCGGCCAACGCGCAGATCGTCATGAAGAACCCGGACGGCTCGAAGCGCTGGCGCAACCTCGACCGGCTCCAGAAGCTCATCGAGCCGCACGCCTTCCGCGTCCTCAAGCGCGACTGCCTCGACCTGCCCGACAAAATCTACAAGCAGCAGTACTTCGAGTTGGGCGCCGAGCAGCGGAAGGCGTACATGCTGATGAAGAACCACCTGCGCATCCAGCTGGAGGACGGAACGATTGACACCGTGTCGGCGCTCGCGGGCCTCGTCAAGCTCCAGCAGATCACCTCGGGCTACGTCGTCCGCCCCGACGAGCAGGGCACGCACTTCGTCAGCGAGGACAACCCGCGCCTGGATGCGCTGCTGGAGGTCATCGAGGACATCCCCGGCAAGGTGATCGTCTGGGCGCGCTTCAAGCCTGAGCTGGAGATGATTGCTGCGGCGCTTCGGAAGGCCGGGCGCAGCGTGGTCGAGTACCACGGCTCGGTCAGCGCAGCCAACCGCGAGATTGCGGTGGACTCGTTCCAGAACGGCGACGCCGACGTGTTCCTGGGCCAGCCGCAGGCGGGCGGCATCGGCCTCACGCTCACCGCCGCCGAGCACGTCGTGTACTACTCGAACGACTTCAACTTGGAAACCCGGCTCCAGTCCGAGGATCGCGCGCACCGCATCGGCACGAAGAACAACGTGGTGTACATCGACATCACCGCGACCGACACCATTGACGAGCCCATCGCGCGCTCGCTCCAGCGGAAGGCGGGCATGGCGGCGGCCATCCTCGGCGACGAAGGGTTGGACCTGCGGCAGCATCTCGACGCCGCGCCGCCGCCCGAGTCCTTGTTCAGCATCGGCGAGGTCATCGAGCACGAAGCCCCGGGCCTCGATTTTTCGCACGACGCCGGGCGCGGCCACGGTGCCGTGGTCAAGAAGCCCCGATAATTCCGACCGAGAAAGGAGAACGAAATGCCCCGTGTTTATGCGCCACAAGTCCCGAGCAAGCTGGATACGTCCATCCGCGCTTGGATTCCCACCGTGAACATGAAGCCCGCCGAGAAGTTCGGCGAACTCGTGATCATGTTCACCCCCGAGGAGTGCCGGTTTGTCGGCGCCCCGATGGTCGCCGCGCTGAAGGAGCGCATGAAGGACTTCGGCCCTGACGACTACCTCGTGGCTGTCGGCAACCCGACCCTCATCGCCGCCGCAGCCGGCATCGCTGCGCGCAAGAACGGCGGACGGCTGCGCGTGCTCGCGTGGGATCGTCAAGCCGCCGACTACATCGCAACGGAGCTTCGCGTATGAGCGACCAACCCGCATTCGACCTCGCCGCCGCCTGCGCGGACGAGAAGCCGCAGGGCGATGCCCTCGCCCGCGTGACGGCGCTGGTCCAGCTGATGGCCGACGCATCGCGCAACGTCGATGACCTCGCCAACCAGCTCACCGCCGCGAAGGCCGACCTGAAGCGCATCGAGCAGGACGACTTGCCCGACCTGATGCGTGAGCTGGGCATCGCCGACATCAAGCTGGCGGACGGCTCGCGCGTCGAAGTCCTGGACGACGTTCACTGCGGCATCTCCGAGGAGCGCCGCGCCGAGGCGCACGCGTGGCTCACGGCCAACGGCTTCGGCGGCCTCATCAAGACCAACGTGTCCATCGCCTTCGACCGCGAGGAGGCCGACGAGGCGCGTGCGCTGGTCGAGAAGCTGAACGAGGAGCTGGAGCAGGATGTGGTGTTGGGCGAGTCCGTTCACCCCGCGACGCTCAAGAGCTTCGTGAAGGAGCAGCTGGAGGCCGAGGCGAACCCCGACCGCAAGCCCGGCTCGCCCGTCCTTCCGCGCGAGACGTTCGCCGTGTTCCAGTTCGCGAAGGCGAAGGTGCACGCGGCGAAGGCCAAGAAGGTCAAGGGCGCGAAGAAGTAAAGTCAACCCGGGGCGAGCGGGCGGCCCCTTCCCACGCCCGCAATTCATCATCAACTGGAGAGAACTATGGCCAAGGCCGACACCAAGAAAGACGCAGCAGCCTCCACCGAGGTCGCAACCCAACAAGGCGGCGCCGTCGCCTTCCCCGCCACCGACATGTTCGCGGCCGACGCGGGCCACGGCATGGAGGGCGCCTCGCAAGAGTCGTTCGCCATCCCCTTCATCGTGACGCTCCAATCGAACTCGCCGCAGGTGGACGAGGCGAGCGGCGCCGCCATCGAAGGCGCGAAGGCCGGCATGTTCTTCGAGAACGTCACCGGCCGCATGTACGACGGGAAGGCCGGCAAGGGCATCGTCATCATCCCCTGCGCCTATCGTCGCGTGTTCCTCCACTGGGGGCCGCGCTCGGGCGAGGGCGCAGGCTTCAAGGGCGAACTCAGCGTGGAGCAGGTCGCCCAGATGCGCGCTGAAGGCAAGATCGTCGATGTTGACGGCAAGCTGCTGATCCCGCTGCCGGACGGCACCCTGAACGACAAGAAGTGCGACCGCATCAGCGACACCCGCAACCACTACGTCATCCTGCTCGACGAGGAGACGGGCGGCTGGACCCAGGCGCTGATGTCGCTGACCTCGACCCAAATCAAGAAGTCGAAGGTGCTGATGAGCGCGCTGGCCTCGGTGAAGATCAAAGGCCCCCAGGGCATGTTCACCCCGCCGACGTTCGCCAATCGCGTTCGCGTCACGAGCATCGCCGAGTCCAACGACAAGGGCAAGTGGTTCGGCGTGAAGTTCGAGCTGGCGGGCCTCGTGGATCGTCAGGAGGTCTACGCCGCCGCGAAGGCGTTCCACGCGACCGTGCTGAAGGGCTCGGTGGAGGTCAAGTACGAGTACACGGCCGAGACGGGCGGCGCCCGTTCGGGCGGCGGCTCGGGCTTCTAATCCTCGCTTTTCGGATCGAGAGCGGCCTGCGGGCCGCTTTTTCTTGCCCCTGCGGCCCACGGAATTGGGCCTAGGAGCCCAGAACGGGGTCGGCTGAGGCCCTGGTGCTGCCCCGGGAGGCCAGAGGCCAGAATCTCGGCCTCCCGCCGAAGGAGAAGGCCGCGCAGAGTCTTGCCGCCCGCCTTCACCCACTTGCGGAACTCGCCGGGCACCTCGTCGAGAAGCCCGGCGATGATCTTGCGCCGCAGCGTCGAGTTGCGCAGGGCGCCGTGGCCGAGATTGAACGCGAAGTCAATCAGCGCCGCGACGAGGCCCGGCGACAGCTGGTCAGCGTTCGGGAACAGACGCATGACGGCGGGCGCGTACACCGTCTTGATCATCCACAACAGAAGTTCCTCGGCCCGCTCGCGGGTGATGGCCGGGTCTTTGAGCGTCACGGGCGTGCCGTCCTCGTAGTACGTCGCCCCGTAGCCGATGGTCGGCACACCGGCCGGGCACAGGTACGGGGTGAGGTACAGCCCCTCGAAGCGCCGCGCCAGCGCCGCAGCGATGGCGGTGGGCTCCATCACTTGCCCCGCTTCGCCAGGGTGCGGTCGGCGAGGTACAGGCCCAGAGCCGCGAAGCAGACCGACGCCGTGCCCTCGCTCACGCGGATCAGCGCAAACGCCTCCAGCGACAGCATGGCGACAGCCCAGGTGGCGACGCCCGGCCGGATCGCGGCATTCCATGCGTCCACCCAGCGCACGCCGGTCTGGATCGCCGTCGCCTTCACGCCGGCCAGCCACGCCTCGCCTTCGAGCGCGGCCAGCGCCTGCTCGCCCTGGACCTGGATCACACGCACCTGCTGCTCGGCCTGGAAGCGCATCGAGTCCATCAGGCGCAGGTGCTTGCTCGCGTCGAAGCGCTCCTGCAGCTCCAGCCGGGCCATCTCGTACTTGTGGTCCTGGGCCTTGTTGAGCCAGGCCGAAAGCTCGCCCCAGATCATGCGGAAGGCAGAGCCACCGAGGAACGACAGAACGGCTGAGAGCATGATTTATTCCTTGTCGGCCTTCTGGTCCATCTTGTCCTCGATTCTGCGCAAGACGGCGTGGATGGCGTCCAGTGATGCCTTGAACTCGTCCTTGTGGACATAGCTGGTCGGCAGGGCGACTTGGAGGGCGGTGAATGCCTTGGTCATGTCCTTGTCGGACTTCTCCAGGTCGGCGATTTTCTTCTGGATGTCACGCAGAACAAAGCCGCCGAAGAAGGCGGCCAGGGCTACGGCAATGTTGAATGCGGTGCCGAGGTCCACAAGCGTTCCTTGAGTCAGCATCGGCCCCCACTTCTGGCCGGTTATAGATGAGGCGGAATTATGCCCGCGTTCACAACCCCAACCAGCAGCGCACAGCCAACAAACCCACCGTTCATCGTCCAGCGGAAGTCGCCCATGTCCACGGTATGGCGGTCGGGGCGGCGGGCGTCGTACCACTTCTCCTTCAACCAGCCCGCTGCGGCCGCCGCGATGGCCCCGAGGAGCCCAGCGGGCGCGGAGTTGAGGCGCGAGGGCAGCCACATCAGCGCGAGGCCCACGACGATGGCGATGGCGATGCCGACGAGGAAGTGCAGCTGTTTGTCTTTGGCGAGCTTCATGGAGACTCCTACTGGATGCGGGTGCCGAAGCGACGGCAGACGGATTCGAGCAGCGCCAGATCGTAGCGCCACGGATCGGGAAGGCCGAGCATGTCCGCTGCGGCCTCGGAGCAGAACCAGCGCTTGGTCCAACCCTTGATGCGGCGGAACACGAAGCCGAGGAGGCCGAGAACGTCGTAGCCTTCGCCCTGGTGGCGCGCCACCCAATCGGCGACGGCGACGAGTCCGCCCGGCATCTCGTAGATGCGCCACTTCTCGGGCGGCAGCGCGATGCTCTTGTTGCGCACGCCGCCGTCCAGGAAGCTCGACGACACGCACTCATGCTCCTGGCCGACCCAAGACCAGGCGACCTCGCAGTGGGCCACGTCGCCGCCTTGGACGAGGCAGACGAAGCGAGCGAACGGGCGCCGGTCGCCGTAGCGGAAGGCGACGCGGATCACGCCCGGCCCCGCGCGACGGCTTCCTGCTCGGGGAAGTAGAGCTTGATCAGCGCGCTTTGCTCGCTCCAGCGGGCGGGCGTGTTCTGAATCGCAGCCTTCGCCGCCGCGTCCACGCCCGCGATGCCGAGCGCAATGGCCCGGTCAATGCCCTGCCCGACGAATGGGTGCTTGGTCCAAATCCACTTGCGGTTCTCGCAGGAACGGACGAACGCGGCGAGGTCTGGATCAGTGGACTTGAGCGCCGCGAGCTGCGCCGCGCCGAAGCGGTCGAAGAAGGGGCCGACATCAACGTAGAACGACGTGTCCTCGCGGGCGGGATGACGTGTGAACGTGCCGTCCGCATAAAAGTCGCCCGTGCCAAACGGCCCCACAACCTCGACCCACAGGCCGGGCATGGTTGGTGCATCCGCACTCTCAACCACCGTTTCAACGGTGGCCCCGACTATCAGTGCCCAGCGTTTCATTGCGCAAACTCCTCTACGATGATTAGGCCCCCGGAGCCATTGCCGCCGACAGTCCCCGAGCCGCCGCCGCCGCCACCGCCGTAGCCGGTGGCATTGCCGCCGTTCTGGCTAGACCCAGAGGCGGCGCCGTCGCCGCCTCGGCCATACAGCGAGCTGCCGCCGCCGCCGCCGCCGCCATGAGACCCGGCGCCACCGGCTCCGCCGGCTCCCGCGACAGTAGCACTTGTGCCGCCGCCCGCCGCGCCGCCGTTGGCGCCCGGCGCTGATGCGACGTTACCGCCTCCGCCGCCTGCGCCGCCGACGAGAAGGGGCGCCACACCGCCGCCCGTCGATGAGTAGCCGCCAACGCCCCCAGGCGCTTGAGCGACCCCCAGGAACGTGGTCCCGCCAGTCCCTCCGATAGTTAGTCCCGCTGTGCCCGCCCCACCGGCGCCGACAGCATAGTTTGTCGGGCCGGTCAATCGGAGCCAGGTGATATGAGTTGCGCCGCCGCCGCCGCCGCTGCCGCCAACGTTGGCCGAACCGTTTCCGTTGCCGCCGCCGCCGCCGCCGACGAGCGTGACTCGACACAAGGCCCCGGAAATCCGGGGCGTGAAGACGCCAGCGCCACTCGTTATGACCGTGCGCTTGAGCAGCTGCCCCGGCAACGGCTGTCGAGGTAGGCCCGCATTCATGGGTGAAGAAGACATTCCGGCTCCTCCTCTTAGTAGCGAGCGGCTTGGCCGGCGATGGTGACGATGGCGGGCAGCGCGCTCACCGCAGCATCCATCGCGGCGAGCAGCATCTGGTTCGCGCCCAACTTGCGATCCACCACGCGCTCGGCGCTGCCGTTCGTGTTGGACAAAATCCACTTCTCGGACGCCGCCGAGGGGTTGCCCGCGCCAGCCGGCACAGAGGTCGCAAACAGCGGCGACACCGACACGATGCGCGCGCCCGAGTCGAGCGAGAGCGCCGAGAAGGGCGTGCCGTTGACCGTCAGCGTGGTCGCTGTCACGGCAGTGATCGTGGCCAGGATGCCTTCGACGGCTTGCGGCGCAGCGTTCGCCGCCGCGAGGATCATCACCTGCTTGCCGACGCGCCAGCCGTCCGCGATGAAGCTGCCGGTTGCGCGCGTGATCGTGCTGGCCGTCGTTGCGCCCGCGCCGGTCGCCGTGCCCACCGTGGTGAGGACTTCGCCAACGTAGAACTGAACATCCTTTGCCGTTGCGTCAGAGCTGAACGCCGTCAGCTCATAGACCGAGGCGCCGCCGTAGTAAAGCGGGCTGGGCGGGTCGGTATCGACCGGAAGGGCAGCGGCCTGGGGCTCCAGAAGCACCTTGGCAATGGTGGTGTCGGCCGCGATGAAGCTGGCAAGGATCGAGCGGTGACCAGCAGGCAGCGCGCCGTAAACAGAATTGGACATTTCCTTTGCTCCTCAGAAGGTTCAGAACCAGAATGCGATGACGCCCGCCGCGCCCGCCGCGCTGTGGCCCCACTTGCTTGTTGCGCCGTTGTTCGTGATCTCAAGGCCCTTCGTCACAGCGCTGACGGCGGGCAGCGCGGACGAGAAGGCCAAGCCCTCGGCGAATGCCTTGGTGGCGGGCTCGCCAGCCGCGACGGGCGTTGGCAGGCCGGTGATGCGAAAGCCGTTGGCGGCGAGGTTCTGGGTCAGACCGTCGCTGGCCTTGATGCGCGTCTGGATCGACGCGAGCACGGATGCGCCGCCGTCGCGCGCCGCCACAATCTCGTCGATGTACGGGTCAAGAAAGTTGAGCAGCCCGGTGTACTTCGTCGGGTAGTCGCGCGCCTTCAGGCTGACGTTGTAGGAAAGGATGGCGGACATTTAGACCTCGGCGAGTTTGAACTGAGCTGCGTGACGCCCGGGGTTGGTCGTTTGCATAGTCGGCAATTGACCTGTGAACTTGCAAAGCATCGCATGGTCACGTTCTTCGACGCCGCCGAGTTCGGGGTATACAGACACGAAGCACTCGGACGCGAGGCCCACGACACGGCAGATGTCGAAGAAGCGCGCACGCTCCTGATCGTCCAGCCCGGCCAGCGAGCCGGTCAGCTCGCGGAACTTCACTTGCGCATCGGTGCGGATGGAGCCGGCCAGCGTCCGGGTCTGGACTTCGTTGCTGACCCAGTTCAGCTGCATGCCGTAGTCGGGGTTCACCGCCGGCTCGAAGTAGGCGCCGAGCAGCAAGCGCTTCACCTGCAGGTAGCCGTCGTCATTGTTCGGGTCGGCGAGCGTGATGCGGAAGCTGAGGGCGCCGATGGTCGCCGTGAACCAGTGGACTGCGTAGGCCGTCTGCCAGCCGGTGAACACGGTGTCGCCCCACGGCTCCAGGCCCCAGTCGAAGTCACCCCAGCCCAGCGCCTCCAGCGCGGGCATCGTGCCCGAGTCGTAGACCTTCGTGCCGGTCTGGTTGGCCGCGTCCCAGCACTCGATGCGCAGCGTGGCCTCGCTCGTGAAGTTGCACCCGTACAGAACCAGCGCGCTCACCAGCTTCGCCTCGGTCCATGTGCCGTTGATGACCTTCGAGCCGGTGGCGTTCGTCGTCCGCGCGACGCGCGAGCGGCCCTCAAGCTGAAGGTTGCTGACGGGCAGGCCCGCCAGGAAGTCCCCGCTACTGAGGGTCGCCGCGTCTGCGTCGTTGGTGCTGATGATTCGGAAGTTGTCGGCCATGGCTATACGAACAGAGTGAGCTCAACGCGCGAGCTGGTTGGGGACTCGTCGATGCCGACGATTCGAGCGTAGGCCGTGCCGTTCATCCCGAATCGCCCGCCGAAGTCGGCTTGCACAACGTCACCCAATTTTGCCCGAGCCGGGCCGAGGAAACACGTCACCCGCAGCAAGAATCGAATGGTGCCGTAGAGCGCGGCGCGGCGCGTCGCCTCGGCCGAGGCGTCCGACGAAGCCACGAACAGCGACAACTCAACCTCGGGATCGTCCGCGAGGAGGTGCTGGGGAATTGCGTTGGTGGCCTTCGCGATGCTGTAGCCCTGATCGAGTTCGGCGCGGCGCGCGTCCGCGACGCCGGCAGAAAGGCCATCCGCTTGTTTCGTCCACATGCGCTTGTAGCCGACCCTCACCGACTTGCTCGGAAGCCAGCGCGCGGCCACGGAGATGGCTTGCTGGGCCACGTCGTCTTGGAGGATCGAGAAGGCGGCGGGCGCGGCGGGCGCCTTCAGCTGGGCTGCGTAGAACTTTCCCGCCCGGTCAAAGGTGTAGAAGGCGCCGCAGCCGATGGCGAGTTGATCCAGCGCCTTCAGCACCTCGCCATCGGTGACGTAGATGCCGACCGCGCCGGGAACGTCCGTGTTGAGGGCGGCGATGGCGGCGGTGTCGATGTCGCCAACGGTCAGCGTGGTCCGCTCGGTGAGGATGCGCTGGATGATGTCGGCAGTCTTATTGACGTAGGTGCCGCCCGTCTTTGAGCCCTTGACGTCAGCGGTGATTCGGCCCTGCGCTGCGGCCGTGAGTGTGAAGGTGCCGTTGGCGAGGTTCGCCGTGAACGCCTTCGCCGCGCCGTTCTCGTACACAGCGGTGATCGCCTCAATCTGCCCGTCGTGAACGGCATAGGTGCGCGTCGCAGAGTCGGTCAGCACGGGCTCGACGTTGTAGCACTCGCCGTAGCACACCGGCACGCGCGAGTCCTTCGTGGCGTCCGTGCCGCCGACAAGCGTGGTGTTGACCGGCTTCTCCAGAAGGTGCTGGCGGTCGCGCGTGCGCAGCGTGAGCGTGCGCGAGTCGTTCGCCACGATGTCGGCAATGGCGCCGGCAACCATCAACCGGAAGTCCGACTTGGGCCAGGACGGATCGCCCAGGTACAAGCTGAACGGGCGCCCATCCCACGCATCCAGCAGCCACGAGTCGCGGACGCCTGAGCTGTTGTCGATGGTCACGACGCCCTCGGCAGGCTTGCTGTATCCGCGCAGCTGCTCGCTCATCAGCGAGGTGTAGCGCGGAACGCTCAACAGAATCTCATCGTACGCCGTGTTTGCCGGCGTGTCGGTGGGATAGCTGACGAAGCCGTGCGTGCTCATGTAGCGCGTCACGACGCCGCCGCCCGAATAGGCCTGAACCTCCAGGAGAACGCAGCGTTGCACGTTCTCGCGGATGAGCCACTGATTGAATTGTGCGTCGGAGATGGCCATGGCTTAGGGTTGTACGATGGGGCGGGAATCGAACTCAGACATGTACCCGCCGAAGCGGTCGAGCGCATCGCCGAAGCGCACGATTGCATCGGACACTGCGCCGTTGCCTTCGCTGATCGCGCCGTAGATGTCGCCCAACAGGCCGTTGGCTTCCTCCTGCGTCGTCACCAGCTGCTCTTGCGTAGCGTTCGCCTGCTGTTGCTGCTCGAAGATGCCCTGCAGCGCTTCGACTTGCGGGGCGGCGGCAGCTGCGTCGGCGAGCGTCTGATTGTTCTCCTTCAGGTAGTCGGCAACGCCCGCGAAGATGGGGCCGAGGTCGAGCAGCGCGGCAAGGGTCTTGCGGCCCTCCTCGGTGTTGACGTTCTGCGACTCGACGAGGGCGCGGAAGTCCTCGCGCTTCGACAGGCCGCTGGCGTCAATGCCGATGGACTCGAACGCCTTCAGCAGCTGGGCCGACTGCAACCCGGCCTTCTCGCCTTGCGTGTAGTACTGATCAACAAATGCCTGAGTCTTGGCCAGGAAGGCTTCGATGCCGCCAGCGAAGCCCACCAGCTGTTCCTTGGCTTCGATGGAGGACTTGGCGATGGACGAGAAGATGCCGCCGAACTCGTTGATGCCCTTGCTGAACTCCTGGATGGCGCTGAGGCGCTGCAGCGTGTCACTCACCGTCTCGCCCGCGCGCTGGAACGGCTTCACCAGGTCGGCGAAGGAGTTGGTGAGCTGCGTGGCGTAGTCGGCGAACACGCCGGCCAACACCTTCTGGTTCTCGGCCTCGTTGTCCGTCATCTTCACGCGGAAGGTGGCGGTGATCGCGTCCAGACGCGCGGCCGGCAAGCCCAGCGACTCGGCCCAAGCCTTCGTGCTGTTCTTCACAGCCTTGGCGCCTTCGGCCAGCGCGTCTGCGGTCTGCTGGTCCAAGCCGAAGGTGTCGGTGCCGTGCTTGTCGCTGCGGAACCATCCGCCCTTCTGCGTCCAGTCGGCCCAGCTCTGGCCGCCGGACAGGCCGGCATCGCCGCCGAGCGTTCCGCTGATGCCCTTGTCGCCGTTGTACTCCTTCGCCTTGTGGCCGAATGCGCGGTTTACGAGGCCGCCGAGGGCGCCGCCGATCAGGCCGCCGATCATGGTGCCGATGCCCGGGATGATCGAGCCGATGGCCGCGCCGACGGCGGCGCCCGTGTTCACGGCGCTGTTGCCCGACTGCCCGCCGATTGCGCTGTAGCCGTTGCTGATCGCCTGGCCAACGCCTCGGCCGGCCATGAAGCCGCCGATTGCGGATGCAGCCATGCCGCCATAGGTGCCGATTGCGCCCGAGTAGTTCCCGCTGTTCCAGGCGATGTTGGCTGCGTCGAAGGTGCCGGCGAAGTTGCCCGCAGCCATGCCGCTCGTGCCGGCCGACCAGCCACCACCGAGGTTGCCAAACATGCTGCCCGCGCCGCTGCCGCCCTTGAGCCAGCTGCCCGCCTTCCCAGCCCACTGGCCGATGGTCGAGTCAGCGCCCATCCAGTCGCTGAAGGCGGTGAGCTTGTCGCCCGCGCCGCTCAAGAAGTTGCCCAGGCCGCCGAAGCCGCCCGAGCCCGAGCCAGAGCCCGCACCCGAGCCCGAGCCCATGCCGAAGAAGGAGCCGATCATGTTGTTCATGCCGGCCTGCACAGGCTGAATCAGCAGCTTGAGCACGGTGGTCTTGAACAGATTCTTGAGGCTCGACATGAACGCCTCGCTGAAGCTCTTGCCCCCCTCGAAGGCGCGGAACAGCGAGTCGGTGAAGCTCTTGCCAATCTCCTCGGTGGTGGCCTTCCAGGCTTCGTTCGCCTCCTTCGCAGCCTCCAAGTGAACCTTGTCGCCCTTGAGCTTGGCGAGTTCGCGCAGCCCCTCGGCCTGGCTCTTGTACTCGTTCACAAGCTCCTCGCCCAACATCTTGGCCTCGGCATCCTGCGCGTTGCGTTCGGCCTGGGCCGCAGCGTCGAGCAGCTTCTGTTGCTCCAGCTTCCCCAGCTCCTCGCGCGAAAGGCCGATGGTGGCGTTGGACTCCTTCATCTGGGCGACTTGCTTCCAGATGGAGTCCGTTTGCTTCTCGATGCCCTCGCGGTACTTGTCGTTCTCCTTGCCAGTCTCCTCCAGCCACTTCTTCTCGGCCGTGCGCTGGCGCACCTGCTCCTCAAGGGCAACATTCTGCTTGGCCGTCTCGATGAGCTCAAGCCGGCGCTTCTCGGTCAGCTTCTGCACGTCCGTGGAGCTGTTCGCGGTCAGCTCGGCGAGGAGCTTCTGGTTGACGGTGAGCTTGTCCTGGCCGTCCACTTGGCGCTGGAGGTCGGCGTGCGACTCCTGCAGCTTCTTGTTGAACGACTCGTAGGCCTTGGCCGCCTCGTCAACAGCCTTCTTCTGTTCCTTCGTCTCGAAGGTGGCGCCCTTCGTGGCCTTCTCGACTTTGCCCAGGTTCTCGACGGTCTTGCCGGCCGTGTCGTCCCAGACCTTGCCGAGATTGTCTACGGTGTTCGTCCAGTCCTTCTTGATGTCCTGCGTCCACTGCTTGCCCACCTCCATGGCACCCTTGAAGTCGCCCTTCAGCGCCAGCGCGAGCTGGGCGAAGGCGGCGGCGCCGGTCTTGGCGATGGTGGTGAGGACTTCGCCGATGACGACGGCGGCGGTGTAGACGCCCTTCAGCGCGACGCCGATTGCGTCGGCCGTCTTGGTGACGATGTCGCCCTTGGTGATGTACTCCAGCATGCCGCCGACAACCGAGTTCAACGCGGGCAACATCTTGGCCATGAGCTGGTTGGCGACGCCGCCGGCCGCCTTGTGGACCAGCTCCAGCGTGTCGTTGAACTGCTCGGCCGCCTTGCCGGTGTTCTCGTCAATTACCAGCCCCAGCTTCTCGGCCATCTCGGCCATCTCGCGCAGGCCGTCGGCGCCGCCGTTCAACAGCGGGATCAGCTCGGCCCCGGACTTGCCGAAAATCTCCTGGGCGCGCGCACTCTTGACGGCGCCATCCTCCATACCCTTGAAGGCATCGGCGACATCGTAGAACAGGTCTTTGGTCGGCCGCAGGGTGCCGTCCGCGTTGCGCGTGGCGACGCCGAGGGCCTTGAACGCCTCGTTGTTCTCGGCAGCATTCTTGGACAGCTTCGCAAAGGCAGCAGTCATGCCTTCCGCGCTCGACCCACCCAGCTCGAAGGCGAGCTTGAGTCCGCCCACCTCGTTGGTCGCTACGCCCATCCGCTGGGCCATCTTGCTGGTTTCGTCGGCCGCGTCGATGGCGCCCTTGATCCAGCCGGCGAACGCGCCTACGGTGAGGCCTGCTGCGAGGCCCGCCAGCGCCTTCTTCGCACCGTCGGCGACGCCCTGGATGAAGTCCCCAGCGCTGCCCACCGCCTTCTTCGCCTCGTCCATGTCTTGGCGAAGGCGGGCGATGTTCGCTAGGAATTCAAACTCAAGGGTACCGATGTTCATTTGCTCGCTCCAGCATGCTTACGATTTTCGGCCCAAGTGGCCAAAACAGCGCCATCCATAGCCTTCAGCGTGGCGACTTCCCAAGGCGTCAGCACAACGCCGTTGAGGCGGCACCACGCCTCTATGGACGTAAGCGGGATGCGGCCCGCGCCGTTCATCCCGCTTTCGCGCTCCGACTGGAGCTCAACGAACACATCCCAGAGCGCTACACCTGCGGCGGGCAGCGTGTCTGCCTCCAGGCTGGGGTCCACCTTCCCCGCCGCAGCTGCGCGCTGGAGGTGGACCCGAAGCGACGCGCCGTCAGGCTGTTTGGCCTCCAGACGCGCCTGCGCTTCAGCGTGCCCGATCAGCTGCCCGCGCAGCCTGCGATAAAAGCCTCGCGCTCCTCCACGCCCGACTTCACCTGGTCGCGCAGCCAGCGACGCTCGCTGTCGTTCATCAGGTTCAGCGCCGCGTCCTTCGAGTAGGCGACATCACCGTTGCGGGTCGGCATTTTGTTCCAGCCCAGGATGCAGTCTGCCAGGAACTCGCCTTCATCCTGCTCCTCCTCGGCCGGGTCGGCGAGGGTCAGCTTGCCCACACGCTGCATCTCCTTGCGCATGCGGCGGATGCGCTCAAATTGGCGCTTCTTGCGCAGCGGGTGCTCGGGGCCGGCGAGGGTCAGCACGATGTCGGTGGGCTGGCCCGTCTTGGGGTTCTTCAGAACCAGCTCGCAGGTGATGACGTCATTGAAGTCGTCGATGCAGAAGCCCGCAGCTGCGGCGGGCGAGTGGATGATTTGTTCAGCTTTGTTCACTTGGAAACTCCTGTTGGTGCAGTGGGTTGTGCCGGTACCTCACCGGGCCTCCACTGCACCACAGCGGAGAACCCGGCAAGGCCCGTGCTCTTACGTGCCGTCAGAACGCATTCGAGTCCTGGACGAGCAGCGTGGTGGCCTCGGTGTTGGCGGCAGCGCCGCCGGCCGAGTTGAGAAGGGCCATGAAATCGATGGTGGCGGTGATCGCGCCTTCGCCATCGGACTTGGTGTGGCTGTTGATCTTCACGCGGGGCATCACCCAGCTGGTGAACTCCGACGCAGCGGTGTTGTCTGCCGTGAACACTGCCTGGATGCCCAGCTCAGTCTCGTTCAGGAAGGCGTCGCGCAGCGTGGTCGTGTCGAAGTAGGCGGTGGCCTGGCCCGACACTTGGATCATGCCCGGGAAGAACTTGGGGATGCTGTTCGAGCCCACCACCGGGTCGCCGGTGTAGTTCGCCGCGCCCGTGATCGTCAGGCCGGTCAGCACCGTGTTCAGCCCGCCAGCCGTGTACAGCAGCCCGTTGACGGCGGCCATCGAGCCCGTGGTGGTTGCAGCCGTCGGGGCGGCGAAGTACTCGGCCGCCTGCGCGTCGATGTCCTTGCCCAGAAACTGAATTTCCATCGTGGCGATGCCGGTGGGCGGCAGGCTCAACGTGAAGCCGTTGACCTTGCATCCCAGGAACACTTCGCTGGAGGGCGTCTCGCTGAAGAAGTGTTCGATGGCGTACGACTCCTCCACGTGGCCCGAGGTCGGAATCCAGGTGGCCTTGCCGAAGGCCGTGAGCACGACGTTGGCGATGGGGCCTTCAGCCGTGAGCGTCGAGCCGTTGACCACGATCACCGTCATGACGGTTGCGGTCAGCGCGACGATCCACAGATTCTTGTCCTTGTTCGCCGCATTCAGGCCCGCCGTCGAGCTGCGCACGACCATACCGAGCTTGAAGCCGTCGGCGATGAAGTCGCCGGCCGCGCGAGTCAGGGTGTACGGGCCGATGCCGGCGATGGTGACGCTGGCCGCAGCGTTGCTCACGCCCGCCGTGAACGCGCGCTTGCAGAAGCTGCCGATGAAGTCGGAGAAGGTCGCAGCGGACAGGTCGGCCGAGAGCTTGCCGGCGACGCGACGAACGCCGTGCCGGAAGTCCTTCACCTGCTGTTCGGGGCGAATCTCGTTGGACTTGTAGCTGTCCTTCGTCAGCGACAGGTCGGACTGGATGCGACGAAGGGCGCGAGACGCGGCTGCAGCCGGCTTCAGGCCAAACGTCACCTCCTTCTTGTACTTGACTCGCTTGTAGAGCCCACTTGCCTCAGCCATGTTCAATCTCCTTGGTCGTAGATGATGATGAAGTCCACCGGCTGCACGAACAGCCGCTGCTCATCGTCGAAGTTCTGAGGGCCTTCCAACGCGAGCGACACAGACGTTACCCGTGCGGTCGCAATTGTCCCTCGTTTGAAGTTGCAGGCCAAGCGCGCAGCTTGGACAAGCGCGCAAAGCCCCGCGTATGTCGGCGCCACGCAATCGACCTGGACGCGAGCCTGATAGAGATTTTGCTTGTGGTGGCCGTCGATGGTCGGGCGCATCACGTTGCTGATCGCTTGTGTGACGAGATAGGTCTGCGCGTTGTTGCCCTTCGGCAGCGCGACCGGGTGCACGTTGGCGCCGACGATTGCCGTCACGCCGGCATCAGTCGTCAACAGCTCGCGGATGATCCCTTCAACCTTCATCGCCCTCGTCCTCTGGTGCCGGAACGTCCAGCCCGTGTTTGTCGCGCAGCAGTGTGCGCACCCTTTCGACCACAGCCGTGGACGCCGCGCCGCGCGCTTCGTCTGCTGCAGCTCGGAAGTATCCCTTGCCTGCGAATCCGGGGTGCTGCGCAGAAGCGCGAAACACGCCATCCTCGATGAAGATTGCTTTGCCCTTCTCGGGCGTGATGGGGTGGCCCTTCGCGCCGAACTCGACGATGGAGGCGTACCAGGCCGGGCCGCCGCCGACCTTCACGGTGGCGCTGACGGTGCCGCGCCGCGAGCGCGTCGAGATGCGCACCGACTTCTTGAGCTTGCCCGAGCGCTGCGGGATTTTGTCGCGCAGCACGGTGCGCAGGGCGACGGCGCCGGCACGCATGCCGTTGCGCGCAACATTAGCTTCGACCTTCGCGGGCAGCTGGTCCAGGAACGCCTGCAGCTCGCGGGCGCCTTTAAGCTGGTTGCTCATCGCGCACCTCGCAGTGCACCGCCAACACCTCACGGTGCTCGATGACTTCGATGCCGACGATTGTGTGCATCACGGAGTCGTGGCGCACCCACATGGCCGGGGTGAGCCCGGTGGTCCAGCGAATCCAGAACGTCTTGCGGCCGACACTGTTTGCGGCCGAAGCCTCGGTGCGCTGGAATGCGCCCTCTGGCGCGCGCTTGGCAGGGACGGTCTTGATGTCGGTGGTCGCGCCCGTCTCGCCGCCCAGCACCGGATCAATGGCGCCCGTCGGCGAGACGAAGGTGATGCGCTCGCGCAGCTCGCCCGCTCGAAGTTTCATTTCCAATCCTTACCGGCAGGGGCTTGGAAAATCGCTGGGGCCGGGCGCCTAGACGCTCAGCGCCGCGTCCGACACCAGCCGCGCCTCGACGGCCGCTTGATCCAACAGCACCTGGGCGCCGATCTGCAGCGTTTGTCCGACCCAGGTGCACACTGTGTAGGTGCCGTTACCGTTGTCGGTGATGTCGGTGCGGGCGCCGTTGTCGTGCTGCGCAACGGCCGCGCTGTGGGCCGCGCAGCAGCCGCGCTCAGCAAAAGTCAAGTGAGCGAATTTCATGTCGATCCTCAGATGCTGTACTGCATGATGGTGGGCGCCACGGTGTACGTGATGCGCAGACGGTCCCCGGGTGACAGCTCGAACTGGCCGGCGGTCAGTCCGGTGGCATCGAATGTTGCGCCGTCACGGCTGTACGTGATTGACGACACGGTGCCGCCGCTGATGAGCACCCGGCACGGCGAGTAGCCGACGTTGATGAGGTCGTATGGCGATGCCCCCGGGTAGACCTGATGACGACTCGGCAGCGCGAGTTGGAAAGCGCGCGAGGCAACAGCACCCTCTTGAATGTGCTGCCGTGCCGGGATCGCCTCCAGCAGACCGGCGTCGATGCGGGCCTTGATGCCTGCGCATACCGGCTCGAAAACGTCAGCACTTAGGTCAACTGATGTAGACGCATTTCCGGCTGCCAGAACCGCGTGCGTGAACAGGTGGCCGGTGGTGCCAAACAGGATCTGCAGGTCAACAAATGCGAGGATGCGCGCGATTGCGTTTGCGTTGCTCAGCACGTATGTGCTGGACATTCCGAATGCGCCCTCGGCCAGTGGGTTGTTGAGGCCAACCAAGCCGCGACTGATGAACATCCCAGGCCCGGCGCCATGCCGCATCCACTGGACCCCCAGCTTGGCGGCCTGCGCGATGACGCGGTTGCTGAACGACGAGTTCGGCGTCGGGAACAAGCTGGCCGCCGATCCCGCTCCCATCAGCGCAATCTGCTGGCGGTTGCTGTCCATCTCGCACAGCAGCACGCCGTCATCGGTCAGCGCACCCATGCTGTTGTGGCTGGCACTGTGCTGCGCGATGTCCCAGGTGTTCGTGCCGTACAGGCCCTGCAACCGCGCGACATCGGCCGCCGTCAGCAGGTACTGAGGCGACGATGGATTACCGTTGGCGCTGGGGATCGCCGCATAGCCGATGCCGCCCAAGCCGTACTTGGCCATGATCTGCTGCGCCACCGACAGGCCCGATCCCTGGATGTCGAAGCCAATGGTCACGCGCGGCTTGTCCCGGCCGCCGTAGAAAATTCCCTCGACCCACAGCCGGCAGTTGTTGCTGACGACGCTCATGTCGATGGCGATGTAATTCGGGGCACCGGCCGCGAAGTCGAACCCGCTGCCCACCACCGTCCAGCACGTCGTGCTCGACCCGCTTGACTCGAAATCGACCGAGCCATTCGGCGCCGCGCCGGCGCCAACTGGCTCGCCGGTGTGGCACAGCAGCAGGTTCCAGCCCTCGCGCAGATTCGTGCGAGCCACAGACCAGGTGTAGCTGACGTAGTTGCCGGCCGCGGAGCCGATGCGCAGCGTGATCCCGCTGGTGGCCGCCAAGCGGTGCGCGTAGACCAGCAGGGCAACGGTCTTGTTCGCCAGCGCGCCGGCAGCCAAGCCGCTGGCGAATGTGCGGATGTTGCCGTAGGTCAGGCTGTTGCCGTCCACAAGGACTTTGCCGTCCACCAGGATCGCGGCGCCCTCGCGCCGGAACATCGACGGGCCGGCCGTGGTGTTGGCGGCGCTGACGTATGCCGCGGCGGCGGTCGGCGTGGTCAGCTCGGGCGAATAGGCCCAGGGGGCGGCGCTGAACTGGTTTGGGCCGGCCAGGCGCACCCAGGGTGACGGGCCATCCACAAATGCGGTGGACAGCGACTGGCCGTTGCTCAGGAAATTGACGGGATTCCTAGCCCCTGACACCGGGGCTTGAATTCCGCGTTCGTCCTGGGCGACGAGTTGAGTAGTCTTGGCGTCGAACAACACGGGCGTTTTCGGCTTGTACGCGCGGTCGGCCGGCGTCCAGGTCGTCGGGCCTGCGCTGCTGAGTGCCAGCTTGGCGGCGATTAGTCCGGCCTCCGTGGCCGAGTCGAACACGGATACGATTGCGCCGGCTGGAATGGTTTCGCCGAGATATTCGTACGTTCCGAGAAGCTTGATCATGAATGCTCCGATCAGACAAATGGCACCACCCAGCGGTCCAACATACGGTCGATGTGCTCATTGCGAGCGATGATCTGACTGTATGTCCAGGACTCGCGGTGAAGGAAGTAGGCGCCCACGCGAAGCAGAATCCAGTTCTTGATCACGCGGGGCACGCTGGCCGCGTCAACCCATCCGGCCGTGAACTCGACCTGCACGCCACCCGGGCGGGCGCCCGTCGTGGGCCAGGATTGGGTGCCGGCTGGGAAAACGAGGGCGCGGTAGTCCTCGGCTGTGGACGAGTCCCAGCCGGTGGTTGGCGCCAGCGTTTGCTGGGTCAGCGCAGCGTCGTAGTACTTGACCGACGAGATGGCGCGCGCCGGCATCGGAATGATGATTGGGCCGCAGGGGAACTCGTCCGCGCCCCAGACCCAAGTGGCCGGCATGATCGACCGATGCAGGATGCCTTCGCACTCCTGCGTCGCCGCCTCAATCATGCCGGTGATGAGCGTGTCCTGGTCAGTCTCGACCTCACGCAGCTGTACCTTGACCTCGGCCAGCGTGAGCGGCAGGAGAGTGGCCGGTGTCTTCAGGTACAGCTTGCCCACGGCTCATTCCTCGTGGGTGACTTCGGCAGCGGGCGTGTCGGCCTGCAGCGACTCGGCGTACGCAACAGCGTCCGGGTGGTCGTCAACAGAGCCGTCGGCCAGCGCACCCTTGAGCGCCTGGCCGTCGAGCACGGCGATGTCGTTGGGGTTGCCGTGCAGGCAGACTGCGAGCACGCGAACCTTGGTGCCGCCTTCGGCAGCTTGAGCTTTGGCCTTGGCCATGGTGAACTCCTTTGGTGCAGATGAAGGGACAAGGCCCGAGGCGTGAGCCCCGGGCCACCGTCACCCGGCGATTAGGTCGCCGAGTTCTGGTACAGGCGGACGCCGTTGGTGTCGGTCAGGTTGCCGCCCGAGCGCATCCAGGCCATGAAGCCCACTTGGCCCTTCTTCGTGTAGGCCGAGTCGTCGAAGCGGAAGAACTGCATTTCCATCGCGTCGCGCATGATGTACTCGTCCAGCTTGCCGAACGCGATGGGCTTCGCGTTGGCGGCCATCGACGCCATGTGGTTGTTCAGCTCGACATCGAAGCCCAGCAGCTGGTCCGAGAACTTGCCCGAGATGCCGCCGTCATACGAGGGCGTCCAGATGGGGCGGCCGGTGGTGTCCTTGATCTTGCGGATCACGCGACGGGTCGCCTGGTTGAACATCCACTTCGGCGCGGCGCCGCCGTTCAGGTAGGCCAGGTCCACGGAGTCGATGACGTCCACGAGGTCGTCATAGATCACCGAGGTGGTCTGGCCGGTCGTGCCGGTCTTGCCGACGGTGGCGGCGGTGACCAGGCCCAGGGGCTCGGTCGTGCCCACGCCGACGGTGAAGTGGCGATTCTGCACGCGGCCGAGGCGCATGCGCAGACGGCTGTAGATCAGCGCCAGGATGTCGATGCTGGTGTCCTGCAGCAGCTCGAAGGGGATGGTGACCACCTTGGAGCTGTACTTGAACACGTTCAGACCGACGGTGCCGAAGGTGATGTCCAGGTCGGTCGCAGTGGTGTTCTGCGCGATGATTTCACCTTCTTCCGCCGTGCCGTCCGTGGTCGGGTAGGACATGTCCACGCCGTTGGCGGTCTTGATCGTGGTGCCCACGCGACGCATGCCGCCGTAGTCCTTCATCTTCTCGATGAAGTCGGACGACACGATGGGATCAACGGTGAAGCCGCCTTCCGAGCCCGTGGTGGTGGACATCGTGTTGCGGATGATCTGTGCTTCTTCTTGCGACAGCTGGCGGTCGGACTTGCGCAGAAACAGCTCCATGCCGCGCACCACTTCGCGCTTCTTGGCCTTCATCTTGGCCTGGTCGGCGCGGTCTTGCGGCGACAGGCGGAAGTCCTCGACATCGGTGAAGTTGTCCTCGCGGCCGGCTTGCAGCGAGTTCTCCATGGCGGCCAGCTGCGTGCGGCCGCGCTCCAGCTCGTCGCCGAGGGCGTCGAACTTGCCCTGGGTTTCCTTGTCCCAGACCTTGTCGCCTTGCGAGGCCAGCAGGCCGTTCATGTCGCGCGAGATGGCGGCAAGGCGCTCCCGCAGTGCTTGGATGCTCAT